GGGGTGAACAGTGATTCGCCCTAACTAAATGAACCCAAATACGTAATATATAAAAACTAACGTCTTAGTCTACGTCTTGCTCCGTATCGGTAGTAACTGCGGTAAATCGCCGGCCAGCGTCGATTAAAACCATGGCGACGAGCAGTCCTGTAATAACGGCGCCTATAAGCAGAACGGAATCTTCCTCGGGTGGCCGCATGGGCCCTTGTACTGTAAATAAAAGGCATTATCTATACATCGCGGAGTTAGTGAAATACGATGTCGCCTCATAATGCATCAAGACAGGGTGTGGTAAGGTGGTATATTTTTGGTTGTCAGACGTGTCACCGTAACGTGTATACCACCACACAAAATGGAGGTTCTCTTGTGGTAATTCCGAATTTGCGACGGTATCGTTGTTCTCGAATTTCATCTGTCGGTTTATGGGAATATACATATTCAAGTGCTTGTAACAGTCTCTTGTTTTCCGGAGAGCCCCTGCGGCTGTCTGTCCACTGTCCGATGGAAAGCTTAGCACGAATTGACCTTCCTTTACAACACCGTAGGACTCTCGATTGATTTTACGGTTCATGTACGCCCAAACTTTTCCCTCCGTTGGCCAGTCGGGCGCCATATCTGTCGTGTTCGACGCCTCTGGCATGTTCTGTATGAAAAAACTTGCCGGTGTTGACGTTAAAGGATCACCACTGTCCGTTTTTGGGTTTAGGACTGCCCACCTAATTTGTATGGGGGCCAACCAAGCTTCGTCGCCCGCATTGCCGTTTAGCAAAGAGGTCAACTCAAAAATAGCTCTGAGTTTGATTCCTTTCACATGTGCCAATTGACTCCTGCGCCGATTGATGATCGATTCGTTGTCGCTCCAAGGAATGCGGATTATCCGATGATGATGCAGTCGCTTGTCGCTAGGGCTAGTGTTGTTGCCTTCATGTGTCACACGTCTCGTTGCATATTTGCCTGGCCGTCGGCCGAGGTTTTGACGATACCTTGTTGCTCGTGTTGCAGTTTGGAAGGAAGGTACCATGCTTGGCGCCTGAGTCGTTCCGCGGACCATTCCGTGTTCAACTTTCCGTTTCTTGAGAGGCGATACTACTGACATACGACGTGACTTACCGCGTTGGATTGTACGATATGTGTCGTAAGTTCGTCTTGCTACGTATCCGTAACCTGCTACGAATATTAATGAAACACCGGTTTCAAAGGACATCTTTTGTGTTCGCAAGACTCATCCAAGAGTGAAAAAAATGCGACCTCGCAGTACTTTCCTACGTGCGTCTACGTGAGCTGGTATAGTATTACCCAGCTCACTTCTGGACCCAAGTCTCATAATTCCCTTGGGTCCTCTTAATCATGCCTCGCGATGCAGCAGCCAAACGCTGGTGCTTCACAATCAATAACTTCACCGCCGCTGAACTACAATCAATCTCTGACTCTGCTGACAATTTTGATTATCTGTGCTTTGGTCGAGAGCGCGGTGACAATAACACTCCTCATCTCCAGGGGTATCTGGTGTTGAAGCAAAAGCTTCGTCTTGCGAATGTCAAAGTCCTCCCCGGTTTCGCCCGAGCCCATCTGGAAGTGTCCCGTGGGACGCCAAAACAGGCTAGCGATTATTGCAAAAAGGATGGCGATTTTGAGGAGTTCGGATCTCTCCCTACCGGACAAGGACATCGTTCTGAGTTTGATACACTCAAAGAGTGGCTTAAGTCCCGTGAGGAACTTCCCTCCGACCGAGATATGGCAGAGGAGTTTCCATCCCTTTGGGGCCGTTACCGATCCGCATGTATCAGCTTTCGTGACCTCTTTGCTCCGCGACCCAAACTTGTGGACGGTGAACTGCGAGGATGGCAAGCCCGAGTAAATGACATCGTCGCGGAGCCTGCAAATGACCGGTCCGTCATATTCGTCGTCGACGAGAATGGTAACACAGGAAAAAGTTGGTTGACTCGATATTGGTATACTCAACGCCCTGACGATATTCAAATGCTCTCTGTTGGTAGACGCGATGACCTCGCGCACGCAATCGACCCTTCCCACATGCTCTACATATTTGACGTCCCTCGGGGAGGGATGCAGTTTCTGCAGTACACTATCCTCGAACAGCTCAAGAACCGGGTAGTGTTTTCCCCCAAATATGATTCTCGCACAAAAATTTTAAAGAAGGTTCCGCACGTTGTTGTTTTCTGTAATGAGGAACCCGACCGTAATAAAATGTCACGGGATCGTTATAAGGTTATGCATGTACGCCAACTGGCGCCTACTGGGGGCCCCGTGTCAGTCACCACGGGGTCTGACGAGGGGGTGAACAGTGATTCGCCCTAACTAAATGAACCCAAATACGTAATATATAAAAACTAACGTCTTAGTCTACGTCTTGCTCCGTATCGGTAGTAACTGCGGTAAATCGCCGGCCAGCGTCGATTAAAACCATGGCGACGA